ACGTAAAAGTTAGTCGGAGGCAGCTTCCCCTTGACTTACCCCGGGACCCAGCGGAGGCAGAACTCGATTTGGGCGTCTGTGCCGCCGATTTTGCGGTCTATATGCACCGCCGCCTGCCTTTGCATAGTATCGGTGATGTGGCTGTAGATATCCAGCGTGGTTGCAGATGACACATGGCCTATGGTTGCCGAGAGCGTTTTCACATCCATACCGTGCTCCAGCGCCATGGTCGCAAAGGTGTGCCGCAGATCGTGAAAGCGCACATTTTTACAGCCCGCCCGTTCCAATATCAGTTGTAACCGTTTTCTAACCGATGACGGATTTCTCGGTCTGCCGTTATCCGTCGGTGACGGAAACATCCACTCCGAATCCACCGTTTCTTTATACACTGCGAGAGTTTTGAGGAGTGACGGCGGCAGAATAACAGTGCGTATTGAGGCTTTTGTTTTCGGCGCCGATATAATCACCTCTGCCTTGATTATATATACCTGTCGTTCAATGCGAAGCTCTCCTGTTTTGAAGTTCAGGTCACTCCATTTGAGTGCCAATATCTCACCGCGCCGCATCCCCGTGCCGAGCTCCAGCAGAAAGAGTTCATAATAGCCTTCTTCCTTTGCTTGATGCAGAAATCGCAGAATCTCGTTTTGTGTAAGCACCTGCATCTCCCGCGCTTTTTTCGGCGGCAGTTTACAGCCGACGGCGGGATTGGTTCGTATCAAACCTTCCTGCACCGCCCGCTGTAAAGCTGTGCGGCAGTTGGCATGTATCCCCCTTATCGTTCTGTCCGAAAGTCCCTTTCCGTAGGTTTTTGCGTGCAGTTTTCTTCCGTCTGTCTTTTCCTTTGCGTAGAATTGCTGTAAATCCGATTGTGACAGCCTGTTCAGCGGAATTTTTCCGATTTCGGGAATGATATGATTGTAAATGCGATTTTCATAGTCGGTTCTTGTGGTAATACGGAGTGTGTGTCGGCAGTAGGTCTGATACCAGAAGTCGATCCAATCCCCGAACGGCATATCCGCCTTGATTCTGTCGGAAGAGCGTCCGTACTGTTCTTTCAGCGCTTCGAGCTTAGTGGAACATTCTGTTTTTGTTTTCGCCGTTACGCATTTTGTAATAGGCAGGCTTTTCTCATTGTACCCGACAACAATTCTTCCTTCCCACCGACCGTCTTTACGCAGGCGTAATGTGCCCTCACCATTTTTTCTTTTTTTAGCGATTGGTATCATCTCCTTCAAGCATAATCTCATCCATAAAGCTCCCCACGATAGTGGAAGCGTTTCTCTGCATATCGGTGGTCACATGGGTGTAGGTGTCCAGCGTAAAGCTGGCGTTGGTATGCCCGAGGATTCCCGACAGGGTTTTCGCATCCACGCCGCCCGCCAGCGCGTGAGTGGCGAAGGTGTGGCGCAGATCGTGGAACCGAATCAGCGGAAGCTCCGCCTGTTTTAACAGTGTTTTTAATCGGTGGTAAGCATAGTCGGGGTGCATCGGTTTTTCTGGCTCATAGATATTCGGGAATATCCACTCGCCGAGCGCCGTTTCTTTTCGCCTTTGCAAGAGTTCCGCTGTGCTCGGCGGCAGGATGATCGTGCGTGTTCCCGTTTCGGTTTTGGTTTCGCCGATATTCAGTCCGCCGCCTTTCCTTTTAGCAACCGAGCGCCTCACTTTCAGCTTTCCGTTTTCCGCGTCGAAGTCCTCCCACCTCAGTCCGCAGATTTCACCTCGGCGAAGACCTGTTGTCAACTCGGTGTAGAAGAAATCGTACCACCGCTCATCCTGTCGAATGCGCTGCATGAATCGCTCAAGCTGTTCGTCATTGAGTATCTGCTTCGGCGGATAATTGTTTTTGGGAATCGTTGTGCCGACCGTTGGATTTTTAACAATCAGCCGTAGGCGCACCGCCATATCGAGTGCTTCGTGCAGCATCATATGAATACCGCGCACCATACTGTCGGCAAGCTCTGTACCGTGCAGCTTGTCTGGTTTCACACGCCCTTTCTTTTTGATGGTATTATAGAATTTTTGAAGCTCCTGCGTGGTCAGCGCCGACAAAGGTCTGTCTCCGAGATACGGTTTGATTTGATTTTTAATCATCGCTTTGTAAGAATCCAGCGTGCTCTCACGAATCGTGAAGATCATATATTCATTGATCCATCGGTCGAGCCATTCCCCGAGCGTCATATTCGAATCCTCGGTGAGGTCGGCGTCGCGGTACATCACGATGCAGTCGTGGAGCTTTTCGGTCAGTTCCTTTTGTGTTCGGGCAAGCACATAGCGGTGAATCGGAGCTCCGTTCTTTTTGTGACCGACAACGATGCGGCCTTCCCACCGTCCGTCATCGCGCTTGCGCACCATACCGTCCCCCGACGGTCTTCGTTTTGCCATAGTATCACCTCCTTGCAGCACAACACAATACCACATATTTTTTACAATATCCAGCTAAATTTGCGGTAAAATTCGCAACCCCTAAATCAGCGAGGTTAAAATTCGAGCAACCCCTAAATCGCAGTTTTTGTTGCCATCCGTAAAAGCCCTGCAAACCCTTGCGCGGTCGGCGTTGCCGTCCGCTGTTCCCTGCGAGGGGAAAGCAAGGCAACCCCTCGCTTTCTCCTGCTTATTTTCGTACGGAGCGTAAAACTGCCGTTATACCGCCGATTTTCCATGTTTGCGGTCAAATTCAGCGAGTTTTTTCAAGGCTGCCTGACGCCGATTTTCTTCGTGCAGCCGTATCAGCTGTTGCTCGTAATACTGCTCTAATGCTTCCGCAATCGGGCGGATTGTATAGCGCAAATTTCCGTTGCGCTTTTCTCCTTTTTGGGTGATGACGGAAGTCGGCTCGGTTGTGATCAACCGTTTTTTGGTCAAACCGTCCACATGTTTTCTAACGGTGTTTTTGCTCATGCTGACAGCTTTCCCGATCGTTTTGTAGCTCGGATGGCACTGAAATGTTTTCCTGTCCTCGCAGTACATCAGATACGCATACACTGCGATCTCACCGGTGCTGAGACCCAAGCTGAAAAGTTCATTCGGCAGAGGAAAATAATCCCGGATCGCATCACGCTTTGAATATTGGGTGAATTTCAAATGCTGCCTCCCGTCTTTTCTTCGACCCATGCGCAAAATTTTTCTTTCGGTACGATGAGCCGTGAGCCGATACGCAACGACGGAAATCCTTTTTCGTGCATCAGCTCGTAGCTGCTTGAGATGGAGATGCCGAGGAGCTTGGCTACCGTTTCAGCATTAAGAAACAACGGCAGATCCTCATAAGCGGTGTAAACAGATTCTTTCATTGGTTTTTCCTCCTGTTAAATTCACACGGTTTTTCGCCGTGTTATGTAGAGGACTGCTGTTTTGCAAAACAAAAAGACCCGCACTCAATCCCGATGCTAATCTGCATCGGTGATTATGTAAGTGCGAGTCTGAAACTCAAAATAAAAATATGTGTATTCAATTGTCGGTTGCTTTCTTTACTTGCAGTATAACATACCGAGGAAATTCTGTCAAGTTTTTTCGCCAACAGTGTATATTCCGGTGCTTTTGCGGGAATACTGTTTTCTTTGTTTTCTGCGGTGCAGATTTTAACCGTGCTGTGTCAAACTGAAAATCGCAAGGCCAAACCGCAAAATCGGCTCGGCCTTGTTTCTGCTTATTCAATCCTCTGACGGTTTACACAACACTTCGGTCATGATTCTCGCCGCGAGCTTAAAGCCGCTGATAAACGCTTCGCGCTCATTCATACCGTGCAGTTCCGCCTCGCAGTCTTTGAGCTTTTCAAAGGTTTCTTTTTGCTGAGCCGTAAGCGTCGGAATCAAACTATCCTGATGCCGAATAACATAGCTCAACACTTCGCTGTAAGCACTCCCGCGCTTAAAACTGTGTTCGTGCGGAACGATATTGCCGTAGTACAGATCTTCAAGCGTTGTCATTTTCATTCCACCTCACATAAGAAGAGGACGACACATCATCGGTCAAACCCGACACCGTGTCGCCCTCATTTTTCATTTTCTCTGCCGCAATCAGCGCGTGCTTGACAAGCAGCATATCAAGCCAAGTCCGCTCGTCGTATTCCGACGGACGCCCATTTTGGAGGAAGTCTTTCATAACTTCTCCCATAATGCCGTACTTTTCTCCCGCACCTTCTCCGCGGTACAATTCTTCTAAACTCATCTGTGCCATATCCGCACCTCCTTTGCAGTACACAACAGTATCACAAAGGTTTGCAAAAGTCCAGAGAGAAATTTAATTAATAACGGCTTCATAACACTCATCACAGGATACATTGGAACACACATATTTCAATCTGCCGTTTTCCTCTGTCAATAGCATTATATTATGGCATTTTGGGCATCGTGGCACAGGGAGGAATTTTCTCTTAGGTAAAAATGTAGCCGGAAAGTCTATTTTTTGATCTGAATACTTATCTGTTTTCAACACATAATTCAAAGCTTTTTGTAATTTAGATTCATCATACTCGAAATGGAGTCCTTCTTCTATTATTGTTTTGAAAAACTCTGTCACAGTAATAGTTTGATCTGGGGTTCGGATTTGTTGAAATTTAATACTACTCAGCGCGTTGTTACTCGGTTTTTCGATATCCGAAAATGAAATATCGATAACAACATTCATGCAATTTTGGTTTGTTGCCCATGCAGCACCCGCTTCAGAGATACATATGTTCGAATCATAAAAAGCCTTGCTGAACAGGAATATCACCATTAAATCCTCACGGAAACAATCCTTAAGATAATCATAAATATCCTTTCCTTGAGGAACTCCCAAGCGTCTATCTCCGGTAAAGATAATCGTTGACACCACGTCAACCCCGTACGTTTCCAATACATCTACAATAAACTGACCATATAGTTTATGTTCTTCTTTATGGCTGATAAAAATCTTCTTTGTCTGTTTTCCGTTATTTACTGCTCGAGTGAATTGCAGATTTTCTTCCTGAACCACTTGTTTTTCAGCATCATTAAGACGAAGTTCTAATATTTCTCTTGTCTGAGGATTTTCCCAAAATTTCTTTTTGATTTTTTCATCCTCGATCCTTTGGTCATCTTCTTTTCTTCGCTTACTAACAATATCTTTTTGACCTACTATATATCCGAGCAAGCGTTTGGCTATTTTAATGACTTCGATATATCTCGGATCGTTTTCTTCGTATCCGCGTCGGTTACTAATCGCCATATCAGCTAATCCATCTTGTTCAAAAATATCAACGTACAATTCACCAATAACATAAGCTTCGCTGTTTCGATTGTTTTTGATTTTTGAAAGAATATCGTATTCGCCAAGCTTTCCGCGTGAATATAAGGATATTCTATTATCATTTATTGTTATCCTGTCCTCATCTTCCGCGTCATCCGTTTCTTTTTCAAGCAATCTCAAATCCGGCAAATTTCTTACGGTTCCCATCCAGCCGCTGATAGCAAAGTCAATATTAGCAGCGTTTCCATCTTTGTCTTCAACTTCAATTTTATAAGGAAATGCGGACAAAAGATTTCTGCCTCTTACTGGCTGCGCAGCAATATATTCATCATATGTTGAAGTCAGTTTATATCGTTCGGGAATCGAATTATTATTTACAGATTCCAGCTTGGACGCAAAATTTTCACCAATGGTTATTATCGTGTCCATAATCGAAAAATAATCAAGCTCCGAACGAATGAGTGTACGGTATTTTTCGTTGTTTTTTCGAATATGTATTGAAAAATTCAGATCATTAACATCGAAAGTGCGCATCAGTTTGCTTACGATGAATCTAAAGCTGACTGTAATCTTTTTCTTTACTCCGATAAGCTCCAGCCTTGTCCCAGTACCATTCTTCGATAAACGTTTTTCATCGAAAATAATAACATCCGGATTAATTGCATCCGGCTCCGCATCATCTTCAGTGATTCTTTTGAAATCCAAAATACAACCTGCTTTTTTGTGATCCTTGGACGATAGAACGCGAACAGTATTAGTCAAAGAGAATGTTGCAAGCTTCCCAATTCCTTTTCGACCCATTATTTTCCGTCCAGAATCAGTAACACCATTATCGGAACGCTTATCATAACCTATGTTTAAAAAAGATTCGTTGATATCGCCAGCGGTCATACCTTTTCCATCATCTTCAACTATCACATTGTTGTTAACAGTATCAATGGTAATCCATACATTATTTGCGTCTGCATCATAACTGTTTGCCACCAATTCAGCAATAACACTGGGAGTATCACCATATAACTGTGATCCCAATTGCTTCAAAACACGCCTATCCAATTTTATTTCATAATTATCCATGATAGTATTCTCCATTCCACAGATGACCTACTGTGAATTTAACATTCTCTTATAAGCAAATTTGTTGCTTTATTTTTTCAAGCGTCTCTTTGCGCACAGAGTTTTTCAGCTCACATTCCCATACAACTATTACTTTCCAACCTTGTAGCTTTAGCATTTCAATCTTTTTGGCATCTCTTAAGATATTAGCTTTTATTTTTTCTTCCCAAAAATCAGAATTCGTTTTAGGCCATACAAAATATTTGCATTCCTTATGTCCGTGCCAAAAACAGCCATTAACAAATATCACAGTCTTATATTTAGGTAGAACAATATCCGGAGTTCCGGGAAGTCGTTTATCGTTTTTTCGATACCTAAACCTCTGAGAAAAAAGATACTTGCGGACGATTTCTTCTGGTTTTGTATCTTTCCCCTTGATACAGGACATATTGTAGCTTCTTGTTTCTTTATTGTGTACGTCCATTTTATTTTTCCAACACTTCATCCAGCAGTTTTATCTGATAGAAAATGCCTTCTAGCAATTTGACAGGTATGCTATTTCCTGCCATTCGAATTAGTTTGTCTCTCGGAAACAGTTTGATGTTTTTATGGATTTCTGGATTATTCTTGATTACATTATCAAAATCCTTATCTGTGAAGCCCATAAACAGAAAACATTCACGGGGGGTCAAATACCTGAATTTACCTCTTCCATTAATACCGCTATCAAAATACAGATTCCCCGAATTCGGATTTCTATCCTGTTTCGTGGTAATAGTTCTTATTACATCGTATTTTGGATTAACAACATTCCCCTTAAGAACAAGCTGTGGGTTTTCTTCCCAAATTTCTCTACGAGATACAGTATCGTTGGGAGTGCATTCTTTAGCCTCTTCCCTGTATTTGGCATTATTATAATCAATTCGCAAAAGATCTTTAATATCAATTTTGTGATAATACCTAGATGAAGCGTATTCATCAACAATATCTTTGGATGATTTTTTGTCAAAGAAGCTTTTAATCTTTTCAATAGTTTTTTCGTCATAATCCTTAATAAAAACACTTATCATCAAAAGTCGGGGACGGTTTTGAGGCAATCCGAAATTGCTCGCATTCAGTTGAAAATAATAACTGATATAACCAAGTCCCTTTAAATCTTCTATCCACTTTTTAAAATTATCCTTATGTCTTTCAGCAAGCAGTGTAGGAACATTCTCCATCAAAAGATATCGAGGCAACGCTTTCCCTCCATCTCTCATTTCCTGAAGGATTCTTCCAACTTGCCAAAGCAAGCTGGAACGGCTGCCAGAATTCTTGTCAATCCCTTTGTTATAACCATGAAAAGCTCCAACATTAGACAAATCCTGGCACGGGAAAGAATATGTAAGAATGTCTACACCTTCGGGCATTTGATCCCCTGTTAATGAACTGACATCCACATAATTTTTGTTTCGTTCAATAGCTGCAATAATGCGTCGAATAGACTCTTCAGAATATGAACGCAGCGTTTTGAACTCCATTTTTTCTTTACCGTTGTTGCTTAAAGTATAGCTTTCAAGCTTTTTCAGTATTTCCGCTTTCCCCATCCTAGCTATGGTTTCTGGAAGCTCTGGCGAACTGTGAATTGCATCATAAGCAATAAACGCGTGCAAATCCCATTCACAAGTGCCAAGCGTATTAACTTTATACCCTAAATTTTTTAAAGCTTTCGCTTGACTACCGATCCCGCTGAAAAGCTCTACTATATTGCACGTTTGATTCATATTACTCTCTCACTTCTTAAATTTAAACAAGAACACCACTATCCTCAAGCTTCTTTCTGATTTTCCAAATCAATTTAGCTTGTTTAGGAGAAGCAATTCTTGGTCTAGGTGTATCAATTGACGCAGCTATATTCAGAAGATCGATTTCCATAGGAGAAAGGATTTTTCTCCTCAATCCCTCTGCTATAAGATTTCGCCAATATGCTCCACCCAAGTTGACAATCTCTCCCTCGACATTCAATTCCTTTCCGAGTTTTTCAGATTTCATTTCAGCCTTTATTTTGTCCTCGATAATTGACAACGGTATCAAATCACTTATAAACTCCTGAGAGAACGTGCAAGAAACAGCATTATATTTATTCCATGTATCCTCTTTTTTACAGTACTCTGTAACAATGACTCCCTCCGACTTTTGGATGAATTCATTCGTAATTTGAGCAATCCTGTTAATTTCCGCAACAAGCGACGGATACAATTCCTGTTTGCGCCATATACGCTCAAAATCTAAAGCATATCCAGTAGGGATAGAACTTATAATTTTGGAGATCGTATAAGGAACAATATTTAACTTATAGCCACCTACATTGTACCATTCTGCTTTGTTTACAATTCGGTCTGTTTCACGATATAGAATTGTATAGCAAATACATTTTTTGAAGAATTCGGTGTTAAAATATTCGCTATGTGTTTGATATTTTTTATCAATTATTTCTGCGAAGAACTTCATAACTTTTTGGGAACCTGCACTTACTCTATCTGGTCTCAAAAGTTCGGCTGCTGTATAATATTTAGCGAGTTCTTCTTTCTTTACAACCTGACACTTGGGATATTTCTTTTTGAAGTTTTCAATATCGCTCTTCTTATAGAGTTTAAATTGTTCTTGTTCGTACTTGCCGCGTGAACGCTCATAATACCAGTATGTACCGTGCAAACTACCATCCTTTGCGGGTGCTGGTGTGTGAGTGGAAAGCGTTGCCAATGTTCTGTGAAACGGGTGATTAGAGAAAAAGTCCGCATCAGTAACAGTATTCTGACTATTCGCATACTTGGATATATTTTGAATCATTGTATCGTAATCATCATTCTTGACAACGGTCATTTTCATTGGGACGAAAATGTTATCTAGAGATAGTTTGTCCTTCAAAACCGCAGATGTCAAAGACGCGGTAGTTTGACCGCCATTTATTATCTGTAAATCCTCAATTTCCACAATCTTATGGCCATCCGGAGACAATGTAATTTTCGCGGCGGTACATGCAATTCCGTTATTGTATGTAAAGAACTTAGTCGGCTCTGTCCTAATAGTGTTTCTAATGCCCCTGTTTATTTTTCCACGGTTGCTAAGGAACGCACGAACATTTCCTTCCAAAAGATGCGGACCGTGATCATAATAAATCTTGTGCAGGAATTCACCAGGAACAATGGCAAGATATGCATCATAATCAATGTTATCAACCATATCGGCCTTGATACATGGAATACCATCGATTCCATATCTCTCTGTTTTGATAACAATTGGTTCACGCTCACGTCCCGATTGATATAATTCGAAGAATCGCATTGTGCTCCAAATGCTAACCCCGACTTTTTTATCGAGGAAAGTGAATGGCGGCAATTCTTTAACAGAGTTACTTATATCTTGATTGGTAATAATGATTAGATTGATTTTATCAATAGACTCATCATTTTCAGCATTAACATAGTCAATATGCATTCTTCTTGCAATATCTCGACCAATTTTCAGAACATCATCATAAATATCAAAATACTTTTCTAATGTGCCTTCATAAGCTTCTTCCAGGAAATTCAACATTCTTGTTTGAATCTTATTAATCTCTGTTAACGTCAATGTTTCTAAAACAGAATCCTTAAATTCATTAGAAATGAGCACAACCGACTTGTCCGACTCATCAAACGCCAATGCATCAAAAGACATAATACGATTGTTTCTTCCTTTTTTATTCACACAAAGAGGCTGCGGATCGATCAATTCACCCATTGCAACGAGTTTACCTAATGTGTCTGTTAGAAAATAATCGTCATATGTCGTTCCATCTATTTGAGCTTCAAGATGTATATCATCTAAACATTCTTGTTTGTACTCTTCGTAGGTGATTTCCATATCAAATCTCCTTGAATTTTTCTATAACTGATAACTCTATTTCGTATTTAACTTTAACAATACCACGAGGCAAGTCATTATGTCTAAAGCGAGGAAAGTTGTCGGTAACTCTATACTTCTCCATCTTCACAACATTATAAACATAGTTATCATATATTTCGCTATAAGAATATTTCGCTTGAGAAAGTTTATCTAAAAACAGATCGCGGTCGCTATCCATGGCAAACGAGTTCATTATCTCTTCAACTAAAGGGTTAAGAGAATAACCATTAAACTCCGGACTCATTTTCTCCATATGAAAAACAACCAACTTTCCATCCGAGTTTGACTCAAGCTGCTCAATAGAAGAAATAAACACAGTAGGCTTATTGTTGGAAATTGACTTAACTTCAAACCAATCATTTCCGTGAGAAAAGTCTTTATGGGTAGGCTCTGGACCGCTCCATGAGTTCAATCCAGCCGTCGTGCCATAAAGATCAAAAATATTGTTTTTCAAGAACAGTAATTCTGCTATCAAACCTTGAATTTCATCTTCCGAAAGAATATCCTTTCTTCCATAAAACATCTTTTTCCAAAGATTATAGCGGTTCACTATCTCAACATATCCATTCGCCGGAGAACAAGCATCAGTTTGGTTAATAATATCCTCACACAACTTATAAAACAAAGTGAAGTTTTCTTTGGAGTTGAATGAAAACAATATACTATGACCGCTTGCTGTTCTTACCTGTTTAATAATCAACAAAGCATTGCCAACAATTTTCACAGGCGTGAACACCCCATTGAATCTTAACGTTTTCTGTCCCTGATCATTAAGACCAAGATACAATTCCAAGGGATGCTCTTCGGAGACTCTAAGATATGTGGAATTGCCTTGTATTGCTGCAAATTTTTCTTCTATCTGTTGAATGTCCATTTAAATCTCTCCGTAAGTCTGATAATCTTCCTCATGCTGTTTGGTGTAATAGTTGCAAGTCTTGTTTACAATATAGTTTGTTGCATCACCACTTAATCCTTGTTTGTGCGGGAATCCTATTCCGTAACCGACAAGATATTTCATATTCTTTTGACGCATTTCCAAAAGCAGTTTAACCTGTGATTTTACTTCTTCTTCCATGGTGTTTTCTGCGGTAAAGTAATCATCAATATCAACGCCTTCATTGCTCGGTTGGATGAAGTAAATAATGAGTAATGCATTTCTTCCTTCGAGCATATAATCTTGTGCTTTGACGCTTGTCTGACTTTCTACACGCTTGCGATCGGCTTCACTCAAGCCATTTGCGGTATCACGAGGACCCCACAAATGCGCTCTAACTCCGTTTATACGTATAATTTGTTGATCGAGATACTCATCTCTGTTAACAATATCGAATCTTCTTTTTACACAAGTATCGGTGAATACAGGCTCGAAACCTTCAATAGGGGTATTTTCGGCAGCACCGCCCATAACCAATACATCGAACTTCATTTCTAAATGCTTCGCAATAAAACGGCAAAGCTGTTTAGTGTCAAAGTTTTCGTTGGCCTCATGAATGTTTAAAACCTGCAACAACTCAAATACTCTCCGTGCAGATATATCCCTGATATATGGGTGCTGTACACTATCATCTTTTTGGGCAACAGTAAGTTCTCTTAAAAAAGCGCTTGTATGATCTATGTTTTCCGAAACAGCAGAAAGAGAACGATGCAAATAAGGTGTTTCAAATACGCTGCCATAAAATGACTTTCTATCAATCTTGGCTTTAGTATTACGCATCTTGTTAGCAGCTGTAATTCCCATTTCAGAAGAATTATTACGAACACGAATACCGTAATCCTCCGGTCGCTTACCTTGTGCACCCATAGTCCGTATATCCTTCTTCAATTGGTCAATAGACTGACTGATCTCACGATAATACCTGTATGAGAAATCAGTTAGATAAATCTTACACATATCTCCGTAATCATCGCGATATCCAAACCAACGTCCCATCTGCATCAAAACGTCAAACGTAGCTGTGTTTCTATAGAAATAGCTTACGCAAAGACCTTCCAATGTCAATCCTCTTGAAAGTGCTAAGCCTCCAATTGCTATAACACGCAGTCCATCTCTTTCGTGCTTGGAATAATCAAGTTTATTGGAATTGCGTGACGAGTTTACTACGGCAATTTCAATATCCTTAATTGCCTCAGGAAGTCTTTCGAAAACTTGATCCCATGTTGCCGTCTTTCCGAACCAATTATTGTCCGCATATTCTAATTCGTACGATTCGTACAATGCAGAAATCAGCGAATTCCTCATATAGTCCTCTTTTTTACAACGGCAGTTCTGTTTGATTGCACGCTTCATATCTGCAAAATAGTTCTCAACTATCTCTTTAATTACAAACTGAACGTCAGTAAATCGAGACATATTGATCAACATAGAGCGATGCGTGTTCTTCTCTACTTCCCTAATATCTCTGATAGCATTTGCCAAAAGGAACACGTTTATAGAGTGATAAAACGAAGGAAACAGTTTATCGCCGTCCCACTCCTTTTTGTGACGCAGCGGAAAAACCTTATCGTCATAATCATTTATGAATCTTACATTGCTATTGCTCTCAAAGAAATACTTTTGCGCACCACAATAATTCGAAGGAGATTCCAAAGAATATATGAAATGGCGCGGAAACAGATCATCAGCTAACATTTCGTCTTGTGTATCATAGCTGATGAAAACGTTCGCAAAAGGAGTAGCTGTAAAACCTACGTAAGTGTTTCTTGCAAACAACGTCAATATTTTACGAATGTAATTATTGATCTTTGTGGGATCTTCATCCTTCTTGTTTGTATTGATACTTGCGTTATCCGCCTCATCATCAATCATGATCATCGGCACTGTAATCTGAGAAACAGCACTGCTTGTATTGATATTTTTCAAAGAAGCGTATAGTTTTTTCAATACAGAGACATTCTTCTTGATAACAAAGATCATAGGTTCTGACGCATTGTCATTAATTTTATACGTCGTGTTTTGATCGTTTTTACCTGTAAAATCATTGTTACGGCTTGTAAACGCCTTGGGAGTACGGCTTCCTCTTCCCACTCCGACATCTTCCGCGTTAACAGAATCATATCCTATAAAGCCTTCCTCCACTCTCTTTTGAGTTTGGCGACGAAGGCTCTCAATAGTACCGGTCAAAAGAAAAATAACTTTGTATCCGGCATCTGCTGCTTTGGTAATTAAACCAAGGTAGTTTGAAGTCTTTCCTGACTGAACATCACCAACAACCAATCCTCGGATACTGAACGGACTATCTTCATTAGGGTTTCCGATATATGACATAAGTTTCGGCAATGTTTTGTTTTCCAGCGTATCGATTCCAGCAGGACTGAAGTTTTTATTTTCGAGATGTGCCTTGTAGCGAGGCCAATAATATTCATCATAATCTTCTTGCGCTTGTAAATTGGCATACCACATGAAATCGTGTTCGTAATCACCTACCAGTGCAGCGCCTTCATCTTGAAAGATGCAATACTGCGACTTAATTTTTCGTTCAATTTCCGTTTTTTCTTCTTCAGTAATAGCAAAAGTTTCTCCGTACTGATCAACAACTTGCTCAAAGAAATGAGAAATGAATTCATCATCTATTCTAAGTGTCGGATTCAATAAACGACTAATTTGGTAATGTGAACCGAATTGCTGCAGATATGTAGAAATAAGTTCTTTTTTATCAATCATTGAACAATCTCCTTTTTAATTTCTCCATCAAATGAGCCTCGTTAAATGGAGGATACTTACACAATTTTTCGAAAGCAACCCCATCGGTACATTGTCTGATTTTTTTAATCGAGTTAAATTGCTCTACACCAAGCAGAACAAGAGAATCTTCCTTATCCTCGCTCAGTTCAGTTTCCTGATTTTTGTTACAAACAGAAATATAAATATCATCAAACGGTATATTGGCAGATATAGCATCCAGCATTCTCAATATTCTTGCACGCTCACCATCTTCAAAACTATCCAAACATTGTTGAACAAACGGCGAGTTGTGATTTATAGAGAACACATCTTTTCCGTTTCGACTCGGCGTTTTAATCCATATTTGTTCTTCATTTTCACCGTCATTTAGCTTCACTCGTCTGCCCGTTTTTTCTTTAGAGGTAGAGCATACTCTCATCACAGATTTGCGCAATAAATTTACGATCTGTTTGGGAATAACTGCATTCTGCTTTTTTATATCAATATCCCATAGCGAATCAAGTTTGTTCGGGATATCAACCTTGATCCTACCATACTTGTAAAGTTCGGCATTCACGCTTCGTGACGACAATCTAAACCAAGTTCCATATATAATCAATCTATCGTTCCTGTAAACGAAAAAACCTTGTTCGTCTTTTAAGACCTCCATTCCTCCAAGTGCTTCTACGTCTTCTTTGGAGAGGTCATCTTGATGTGGTAAAATAAAAGTTTGTACCTTTATCATCGCTTCCTTTTCATAGCCCTTGTCATAATACTTAACCGCCATCTCGACGGGTTTGCCTTCATCTGTTTTGGGATTTCGCTTATGATGAGGAGAACCTTCAAGGAAAGGATCTAGCCCTTTCAACTGTCTGTCATTTATAAAAAAAGAAACAGGGGAAATGCTACGATTCATAAAACGATGGAATATCAAACAAAGATGACTTTCACTTTCGTCCAACTTTTCAGAAAGATACTCATAAGCATGTCCATTCGATTTTTGATCAGCAATATCAAAATTCTGCCAAACGACCATGGTCCCCTGAACTAAAGAATTGAGCTTTTCATAGTTGGGACATGCCTGTATTTCGTCAAAATCAAGTCTAAGGCACTCCCACTCTTTAGATCTTAAAACCTCATCAAGATCCCAACGATATGCATGAATGTCTCCGTTAAATTTTGACATAACAGTGAGCGTACGGCACTGAGAAAGTGATGCGGATTTCAATCCAACACCAAAGCGCCCTAAATCCTTTTCTCCGTACTCATCGCGCTCGCTGCCATACTTCATTGCATTGAATAACGCAGCATCATCCATGCCAATGGCATCATCAAGGATTGTAATATATAAATTGTCGCTACTATATGAAGGAAAATCTATCCAAATATTTTTAGCATCCGCGGATATAGAATTATCAATTATATCAGCCACGGCAGTCTTAAACGAATATCCGATGGATCTCAACGAATTCATTAAAATATCGGGAGATGGTATATTTTTTATTTTTTCAGCCATAATCAATTCCTCATAACTAATTATTTACATTTCATTTGGCACTATTTCAACAATATCATCCATTGTACAATTAAGGGCAGTACAAATCTTCACAAGAACATCGCTGCTGACGACGGCGCCGTCTTTACCCATCTTAGTGATTGTTGCGATGCTGATGCCGGCTTTTTCGGCAAGTTCTTTCTTTTTCATATCACGGTCGATTAAAAGCTTGAATAATTTTTTATAGCTTGCGGCCATTGTATTACACCTCATAAACAGTTATAGTTAGTACATTGTATCATCAGAAATCATTATACCACACTCCACACCAAATATCAACAACTTTCGGCAGATAAATACTGCGATTTCAGCATTTATCAACTTTTTATTGCAAGTTTTCTATTCCCTCTTTGCTTTTCCGTAATCCCTTTTTCTTTGTCTACTGCGGTGCAAATTTTGACTTGAACAAACTGCTGTTCAGAGTTATAATAACCATATAAAAAGCGATCGCCTCTCGCGTGATAACGAGAGGCGTGTATTGCGTATTATTGTGCAGAAATCCCTGTTGACCACATAACAGACCACCTACCGTTTCGGAGCACTCGGAAACAGTGGACATAAGAGTGGCGAAGAGCACAGTTTTCCGAGCGGAAAGGGGCGGAAAAAGCTATTTTTAGCGGAAATTGCCTTCATAGGTCCGTTTGGGAGCAGGATGCCGCAGGTTCGAGTCCTGTCACCTCGACCGTAGCCCTTATAAACCGCATCGTTATGCGGTTTATTTTTTTACTGACCGTTTTCTGACCGTTTTGTTTCAAAAATTTTGTTGAGTATACCTACAGCACGTTCTTCTTCCTGCGGATATAGATGAGAATATGTGTTCCAAGTCATCTCAACATTGCTATGACCTAACCGCCTTGCTATCTCCTGTATATTGATGCCTTCGCTTGCAAGAAGAGATGCGTGGCTGTGTCTGAAATCGTGTAGCCGGATGTGTGGCAATCCTGCCTTATCTGCAAACTCAAAGCCCTTGTTGCATACAGTGCTATCTCTTATACAATCTATCCCTCCGCAGATACGATAACCTTCTGTAAATTTTTTGTCTTGCATTTGCCGTTGCTTCTGCTCTTTGAGGATAGTTTCAAGCGGAATCGGAATTTGTAGTGTGCGGATAGATGAGCTGTTCTTAGGTAACGTTTCAACCAATCTTCCGACTTTTTGATTTACACTTCTTGATATGCTGAGTGTATTCCCTTTTATGTCAGACCATTTCAGTGCATAAATTTCGCCTTTTCTTGCTCCTGTAAAGTATGCAATACAAAAGAAAACATAATAGCTCCATTCGTTTATAGTATCCCTTTCTTCTGCTTGTTCTCTTGCAACGGCAATGAATTTCTTAAACTGATCTGGCGTATAAAAATGAAGTTCCTCTTTGGGCAAGGCTTGCGTATCTTTTTTGAAATTTCCGACAATTGTCAGGTTGTTTTTTGAGATATATCCCATCTTAACGGCATAGTTAAGCATCTGCCTTAGCTCTGCGTAATAGTTTTGCTTTGTACTGATTGATACATCAATTTTAGCTATATCGTTTTTCCAAGTCTGCAAAGCCGGAACGGTCAGCTTATCGAGTTGTTTGTCTGCAAGATACGGCAACGTACCTTTTACAAGGCAGTTTTTAATAGGTACAAGTGATGTTGCTCTTACCTCATTCTCTTTTGCTAAGATGTACTCATCGTACAATTGCTGTACTGTCATTCTCGCCGTTGCAGGCTTTTCTTTGCCGACTTCATTGAGCAAGTCTTTTTCAGTTTGTTTTGCTTCTGCAAGACCGTAAACGAGTTTTGCTCTGTTATGCGGCTTGCCGAATTGATCGATGTAATTTATACGGACTCGGTACTGTTGCAGACCATCCTTCTTGTTTTTTGTTTTTGTAATTGGCATATCACTTCTCCTTTGAATATATGATTTGCTCCCGGCATAAAGTCGGGAGCTTTTGTTTTTATTTATTTGATTTGCGGTCTACTAAATATATATCCGCATTTACACATACAAGGCTCTTCGCCTTTAGCATAAGCCTTACCACATTCTGGGCAGTACACAAGCTCGATGTTTGCACCTGTGCTGATGTGTGCTTTTTCGTATTTCTCAATCTTATCTTTAGCATATTCTTCTTTATATTTAATTTTATCAATTATTTTAACAATAGTTGCAACGATAATTCCTATTGGGAAGAACATTCCGGCTAAAGTACATAGTCCTCTTCTATTTCCGTCTTTTAATTTGTGCATAATTTTGCAAGAGTTCAACATAAAATACGGAAAAACAACTAAAAATGTGCCTGCACAAGTGCTAATAAATATGTAAATCCATTCATAAACTGGCTTACCTAAAAAGTACATATATATATCTCCTTATAAAGATTTGAAATTTGTTTACAATCGCTTGATTACAGCCACAGCCTTACCGAACCTTTTACTTTATTTTTCTTTGTTCTGCTTTTTACGCTCCTTGACTTCGGCTCTCCACAGAATTGCATCAACAATCTTGAAAATTACTACTACAGGAATGCCGTAAAAGCCGAGCAAGACCGTTATTATTCTAAGTATAATACGCACAGGCTTGTTAACAAGTTTAAACAAATGACAACTGTTAAGAAGCAAAACCATTAACGCACCGACAATTAAACTGATTGCTATAGGTATCATCATAATTATCGTACCTTCAGTTGAGTGATAATCCATTGAAAAAACCTCCAAAACCTTTTCTTTACATTATTACACTTTTTGTAGAACAATTCAATAACAATTAATCAATTTTGTTGATGTGTACAAACAGTGGCAGGAAGTATTATGCAAAATAAACAAAGCCCACACAGCTAATAATAACCGTGTGGGCTTCTTTTATTCGCCGTTTACTGAGCGGCGATGCTCAATTTTTGCGACTGCTTCAACAATTTCTCGCCCGTGTTCATCCATTTGCATATACATCAGAGCGATGTTTGCGGCTTTTCTTTCGACTTCGTCTTTAGGTTTGACTTCCTTTGACTCTGTCCGACCGATTATGTAATCAATCGAAACGCCGTAATAGTCGGCAAGCGTTATAAGCATTTCTGAGTTTGGCTCTCTTGTTCCTTTTTCGTAATTAACGTATGTTGAATATGGGATTTTAAGTGCCTTTGCCACATCAGCCATTGACTTGCCTGAATCTATTCGCAGTTGCTTGAGTTTGGTCATTATATCACCTCCCTCCGCTATCTATTATTACACAAAATGAGTAATAAGTCAACACTCAATCACACAAATTCGCATAAATTTGTTCAATTTGAGTAATTTGCACAAATAACAGCTATCCAATTTGGATAAAATTACGGCTTGATTTTTACTCGAAATGAGTATATAATGAAATTGTTCAAAACGAACAGATAAGATTATTCAAAAGGAGTGATTTTAATGGGAAAGCCTGCACTGCTTTATCCGAACATCGAAGCGGAACGAGCAAGAAGAGGATGGACGGTCGATGAATTGCTTGAGAAAATCAACGTGAAAAGTCGCAAAACATACTATAACTGGTGCAGAAGGGGAGAAATCCCTCTCAAGAAACTCAACAGCCTTGCTGATGTGCTTGAGTGTTCGCCAGATTATCTGCTTGGCTTCAAGCAGGACAAGCGAAAGGAGGATTAAATGGACAAGCTGAAATTTGTTGCTGACGGTGGCTCGGAATTAAGAGTTATGGTCAGCGAGGCGGCATACAAGACCGTCAAGGACATCGCAAAGGAAACAGGGCTGTCGACAAAGGCTGTCGCTACAAAGATGATAAACTTTGCGGCGAAGCACGTTGAGATTGCCTACGAGGAGGAAACATGAGCGAAATCAGAGTACGCATACCGCAAGTGCAAAATGCAAGAGTGGCTCTCGCCATTTACTACAGCAAGTCTGAAATTGGCAATGCCGATATCAAGATGCTGTTCGGTAATATGGGGCAGGAGCGGATAACGAAACTCAAGGCGGTTGCAAGAGAGCGGATGCGAGAAAAGAATTGTCCCACATATAATGCACGGTGTGTAAATACAGAGTGTGCGTTCGAAGCGTGGGGCATCGATGTAAAAAGACTTACAAAAGGATTAGGCATCCTTGAGAAACTCGGATTGGAGGTAAAAACGAATGAAGGCATATAAGGTAATCGCTTTCTGCGTTGCACAGTTCCTGCGTATATGGGTATCAGCAGCAGTGCTTGTTGCTACATATGTGCCGATGTCAGCTTTGGCTTATGCCGAGCGTGGATACAAGGCAATCGGTGGCGAGATTATCCCACCAATAATACTCACGGCTGTTGCGTGGGTAGGTATGGGATGGCTTACAGAAACGTTATACAAGGAATACGTTGCAGAGATAAGGCTGATAAGAGCGGCAAAAGCAAATAGCCGAAAGGAGAAAACAGACGATGAACACAAGGGATAAGCCGTTACCGTGTACTTGTGGTGGTAACGGTGTGACGGTTGATGCAGAGCCGCCTGCGATTGTGTAAATGGAGGTTATGGTAAAAGATGAAACCGATTGAATTATGGCACGGTGATTGTCTTGAATTGATGAAAGATATTTCTGACGGCTCTGTTGATTTGGTGCTGGCTGACCCGCCGTATGGAACAACAGCTTGCAAATGGGATAGCGTTATTCCTTTTGAACCGATGTGGGAACAGTTGAAACGCATTGTAAAAAGAGGAGGTACAATTGTTCTCTTTGGTAGCGAGCCATTTTCAAGTCTTTTGAGGATAAGCAACATTGATTGGTATAAATACGATTGGGTTTGGGAAAAAGAGCAAAGCTCAAGCGGATTACAATCCAAAATTGCACCAATGAAAAAGCACGAAAATATAAGTGTGTTTTTCCAAGCACCAACTGATGATACAACAAACGCATATCAATCCTTGAAAGAGTATTTTCAATCCGAAAAAGAAAAAAGCGGATTAAATTCAAAGCAAATCAAAGAGCTGCTTGGAAACTATATGTCAAGTCATTATTTTACAAATGGATCGCAGTTTTGCATACCGTCTGAAGAAAACTATAAAAAATTGCAAAGCACGGGATTTTTTCAAGTGCCGTTTGAAGAAATAAGAAAGCAATATAAAGAAGATTGCCAAAACACATACAATCCACAAATGACAGAGGGAAAGGCATACAAGGGGCATTTCGCGCCCGGAGCAGAGGTACACGGAAAGGCAACCCATTATGTGAAAGATAATAGCGGAACAAGATACCCTACAAGTATTTTGAAATTCAACAGAGCAAAAGGACTGCACCCGACACAAAAACCCGTTGCCTTGCTTGAATACCTTATCCGTACATATACTAACAGCTGTGAAACCGTTCTTGACTTTACGATGGGTAGCGGAAGCACTGGCGTTGCTTGCGTAAACACTAACCACCGCTTTATCGGCATTGAACTTGATGAGGGATATTTCAACACCGCAAAAAAAAGAATTGAGGAAGCCTATGACGAGAGAACAAGCGGTTAAATTTCTGCTTGAACAGCCTGCAAAATTTGGTGCTAATGGCGGCACAGATACTGGAGCATAACATCGTATGCGGCGATTTTCTCAAGGAGTGGACAGATGGCAAAGAAAAGAGCAAAAAAAGAAGCCGTCCGAAGACGGCAAAAGAAAATGTACAAGACAAGTATAACACGAAAGGAAATTTTGTCAAGTGAAGTTAGGTAGTCTTTTTGACGGGAGCGGTGGATTTCCGCTCGGTGCAGTGCTTAATGGCATTGAGCCAGTGTGGGCATCAGAGATTGAACCGTTTCCCATCAGAGTAACAACAAGGCGGTTTCCGAATATGAAGCACTACGGAAATGTTGCTGAGATTGACGGTGGCAAGGTCGAGCCTGTCGACATCATCACATTCGGTAGCCCTTGCCAAGATATGAGCATTGCAGGGAAACGAGCAGGACTTGACGGCTCTCGATCAAATCTGTTTTATGAGGCTGTCAGAATAATCAAAGAAATGAGGAAATCGACAAATGGAATATATCCAAGATACGCTGTTTGGGAAAACGTTGCAGGAGCTTTCTCCAGTAACAAAGGAGAGGACTTCAGATGCGTTCTCGAAGCAATGTGCCGAATCTCAGATGAAGAAGTTTATGTGCCTTCGGCTGACAAGTGGCAACAGGCAGGATGCATCTTGGGGGGGCATTACTCAGTTGCGTGGCGAACATTCGATGCTCAGTATTGGGGAGTTCCCCAAAGAAGAAAACGTATCTACCTTGTCGCAGATTTTGCAGGGGAATGTGCCTCAGAAATACTTTTTAAGCCCGAAAGCGTGTCTTGGCATACTCCGAAGGTCTTCCAATCGAGGCAAACCGTTGCCGGATGTGCTACGGATTGCGTTAGAGCGGCAATCGCAGTAGAAAACCATCCGAATGACAGCAGAGTTAAATTATCTGAAGATGGCAACGTACAGGCTTTGACTTCCCGAATGGGTACAGGCGGTGGAAATGTGCTGTTGGTTTTGGAAACGCCGAAAAAGTTAAAAATCCGTTCGGGCTGTGAGGGCGGTGGCAAAGGAGCGTTGATTCAAGAAAACAAATCAGCAACGTTAGGGTGCAACAATGATCAAGTTTTGTTTTGCGTGGATCAAGGCGGAGGCAAGTCAGCTTGTAATGTTACGGAGAATTTATCTCCTACGCTGACTTGCACACACGGCGGTGAGCCTTGCGTTGCTTATGGTATTGACAGAGCAGCTTTCAATCAGGGTGTCAACGCTAAATATGATTTCAGCATCGAAGAAGAGCTGATGCCGACTATGGTTGCAAAAGGAGCGAACGCTTGTGCTTACGGATTTTATCCGCAGATGAAAGCTGAATCAATAGCTTTTGCTGAAGAAAAGAGCAATTGCATTGTAAACGGCACAAATCCCGGCTATCAAAACGGAGTGATAGATAATCACTACATAGTTCGCAGATTAACACCTACAGAATGTGCAAGGTTGCAAGGTTTTCCTGATTGGTGGTGCGATGGTCTTGAAAGCGAAAATCCATCCGAAGAAGAAATATCTTGGTGGGCAAATGCGTTTGAAACGCACAGAAAAGTTGTAGGCGAAAGCACTAAGCCGAAAACGAGAAATCAAATTATTAAATGGCTCAAGGATCCTCATAGCGACAGTGCAGAATACAAGATGTGGGGCAATGGTGTTGCTCTGCCGTGTGTTGATTATGTGCTGCGAGGAATAGTTGAGAACAAAAAGGAGGACAAAATGTCAATACCACAGATAACAGATGACGAGAAAGAGATACTTCAGAGTGCAATTGCATCCTACGGTGAGCGGACACAGGAAGATATGCTGTTTGAGGAAATGTCCGAGCTTGAGAAATCAATCTTAAAACTCAGACGGACAAAGTACACAGATGAAAGCAAACGCTCCGATGTAATCGAGGAGCTTGCAGATGTGTACATAATGGTAACGCAGATGTATATGCGTTTCTGCTGCACAAAGGAAGAAAAGGCTCTGTTCGGGGTCAATCTCCACAAGAAGATTGAGCGACTAAGCCAGTACATAGAGAGGGATTTCCAGTGAACGAGCAAGTTAAGAAAATGATAGACGGCGTAACGGACGATGAATTCCATTCTGCTCTGATTAAGGCTGTGTATAAACTGCTACGCATCGTGGACAGATTCGGCGATGCAGACGGCAAACGCTTGACGATGGAGTATCTGACAGCACTTGTTGTTGAGCAGATAGAATCCGACAGGATGACGGAGGTAACGATATGATAAGATGTGATATCTGCGGATGGGTAGGAAATCGTGAGGACAAGCTCAAGGTAAAGCAGGATGGCGGCGAATATCAAGGTATCCCGGTAACGTTTGAAACAAGCTGCTGTCCGAATTGTCACGGTGAAGATTTCACGGACTTGGATTTAACCGATGACGAAGACGATATGTAAGCGGTGCGGTGGCAACGGCAAGGAAAATTTCGTCCTCTGCCCGTTTTATAAATATGAGCCTATATGTATGGCTCATTGCTACAATGAATGCAAAAAGTTTGACAGAGCAAGCGGCAAGTGCTTGTTCTTGCAGAAGAAAACAGGAGGAAAATAAAATGGCAACAGCAAAGAAAACAGAAACGGTTGAAATCAAGCCGATAGAGATAAAGCAAGTGACACTGAGGATAGAGGGCGATACGCCTATCATTATGCATGCTTGGAGCGAGAAAGCAAAGAAGATGATGCTTGATGCTCAGATGGGGCTTGCAAAAGGCAAGAAGAAAGAAGCAAAGAATCCGATAGATGATTTCATTCAGTCAATGTACTGGTTGACCGACAAGCCCAAAGAAAGCACAGAAGAAGCCTTTATGCAGGCAATAAAGGACGGAGCAAGGTTCGGCTTTCCTGCTACATCGTTTAAACAGGCGGCAATCTCTGCAGCATACAGACTCGGATATGTCAAGGACAAGATGGGTTTGCGTGGTGCGTTCTTCATAAACGGCGATGAAAACGGAATGGTTGAAATTCATTCCGATGTGCCGATTATGCGTGAGGATATGGTCAAAATCGGTATGGGAACGGCTGACTTAAGATATCGTGGAGAATTCCGTAACTGGTGGGCAGAGCTTCATTTAACCTACAATGTCAACAGCGGATTCTCGCTTGAGAACATAATCAACGCTATCAACGCAGGAGGATACGCTTGCGGTGTGGGCGAATGGAGAGTTGAAAAGGACGGTCAGTTTGGAGCGTTCCACATAGCTATTGATTAAGGCAGGCAAGGCTTGTTCCGGTAAGGTTGGGCAAGGCAGGCTTGGAAGCCTAATAATAATCAGGAGGTCAAATATGGTCTACGAATGGAAAGGAGCATCCCGAATAAAAGCGGATGCTCAGAAGGCAGGAGAGCTGTTTGAGCAGCTTGAAGCCGAGAATGACTTGACAGCGGCAAGAGTTGTCGAGGAAAGCAGAGCTGAAGATGCGGTTCTGCACAATGAGTTCGAGTGGAATGACTCGGAAGCGGCAAACAAGTACAGAGAAGGACAGGCAAGGCATCTCATAAATGCTATCACTATTGCAACGGTAAAAGCAGAAGGTTGTGATAAGCCTATCCCGGTAAGAGCGTTTTTTAACGTATCAGCCGACAGCACTTACACAAGTGTAGTCAGCATTGCCAACAGTGCTGAAAAAACAGCGAATTTGGTGGCACAGGCGAAAAGAGAGTTAATTACATTCTCAAACAAGTACAACGCAATACAGAGCTATCTGAGCGGCGTTTTCGATGCAATCAAGGAGGTAACCGATGTCAAGAGTGATAGTTAAGACGGTAGGACTGAGCCGAGAAGATTGGCTCGAATATCGCCGTAAAGGTTTAGGAGGCTCGGATGCCTCAACAGTATGCGGTCTTAATCCGTACAGCAGTAAACTGACACTGTGGGCAGATAAGACAGGCAGACTTCCCGAAAAGGAAGATAGCGAGGCAATGAGAACAGGGCGTGATCTTGAACAGTATGTCGCATCACGTTTTGAAGAAGCTACAGGCAAGAGAGTACATCGCAGAAACGCTATGTTCGCTCACGATAAGTACGATTTCATCACAGCAAACGTTGACCGTGAGGTAGTCGGTGAAAACGCAGGACTTGAGTGCAAGACAACATCTGCGTATGCGAGAAGCGACTTTGAGAACGGTGAAATACCACTTAATTACTTATGCCAGTGCAGGCATTATATGAACGTGATGGGATATGAGAAAATGTATCTCGCAGTGCTTGTAATGGGCAGAGCGTTTTACTGGTTCGAGATACCGTATGACAAAGCCGAAGGCGATGCTTTACTGAAGATGGAAATTGACTTTTGGAATAAGTACATTGTTCCCGATGAGCAACCCGAAGCTGATGGCTCTGACTCAGCGGCAAACACAATAAGAACGTTGTGGCACACAGAGGTTGAAGAATCAGCTTGCTTACTCGGAGATGACACAAACTTTGATAGATATCTCAGCTTGCAGGAACAGAAAAAAGCTATCGAAAAAGCTATGAACGAAGTAAAGCAGAATACTATTCTGCATCTTGATGGTGCAGAAACAGGCTACACGAACAAGTACAACATAAGCTACAAAGAGTCTTCACGCACAAGCGTTGACACTAAAGCTCTCAAGGAAAAATATCCGCAGGCGTATGCGGATTGCTCAAAAACAACAAAAACAAGGACGCTCAGATTATCTAAAAGAAAGGATGTTTAACAATGGCAAACACAGTTACAAACGCAAACGGCATAATCGCACAGGCAGCACAGGCACAGATGGAGGCAAGCAAGCCGAAGAAACCGGGTGCTATAATGCAGAGCCTGCTCGACAACGAGCAGACAAAGAAGATACTGCAGAACGCTCTGCACGAAAACGCAGATAGCTATGCAGCAAGCATTCTCGATCTGTACAACAGCGATAAAACTTTACAGCAGTGTCAGCCGAAACTCGTTTTCGGCGAGTGCTTAAAGGCGGTATCGCTTAAGCTGCCGATAAACAAGCAGTTAGGCTTTGCATATGTGGTAGCGTACAAGGGTATTCCTCAGTTCCAGATTGGCTACAAAGGCTTGATACAGCTTTGTATGCGTACAGGACAGTACAAGCATATCAACGCAGGAGAAGTATACGAAGGCGAATATCAGGGTTACAGCAAGCTCACAGGAGAGCTTGATATCTCAGGCGAAAGAACAAGCGACAAGGTAATCGGCTACTTTGCATACCTTGAAACGCTTAACGGCTTTACGCACAGTATGTATTGGACAAGGGAAGAAGTCGAAAGACACGCTAAGAAGTACAGCAAGAGCTTCAGCTACAGTTCATCTGCGTGGAAGACAGACTTTGATAAGATGGCGGTTAAGACGATGCTCAGAAATCTGCTGTCACACTACGGCTATATGTCTGTAGAAATGATGAATGCGTTCTCGGCTGAAGAACCGAAGAAGGCAACGGAGGAAACATCCGCACAGGATGACGATATCGTGGATGTAGATGCTACGGTTGTTGATACGAACACAGGCGAAGTGACAGAGCAGGAGCTTTTCGACAATGACATATCGGTACAGAATTAAAGCAATTCCTCCGAGCAACAACAAGTTCATCGGTCGCAATGCCCAATGGGAATATCAGAAGGTCAAAAAGGAATGGGCGGACTTAGTCCGCTTTTCCTGCCGACCATATCCGAAACAGCCGATAGATAAGTCGGTTGTGCAGATTACATACTGCTTTCCGACAAAGGTACGGCATGATCCTGATAACTACAGCGGCAAGATGATACTTGACGGCTTGACTTCGGCAGGAATTATAGCGGATGACAGCTTCAGCCACATCACGCTGATGCTGAGGGCGAAGGTGGATAAACAGAATCCACACACAGAAATAACGATAACAGAGGTAGACGATTTATGTACAACAGAGTAACTATGATGGGCAGAATTGCAAATGATCTTGAAATCAAGACAACGCAATCAGGAACGAGTGTTCTCACATTCAGACTCGCTGTTGACCGTTCATACAAAGATGCGGACGGCAACAGAGATACCGACTTCTTCAATTTCGTTGCGTGGAGATCGAACGCAGACTTCATCGCTAAGTTTTTTGACAAAGGAAGATTGATTCTTCTCGATGCGGAAGCACAGAATAGAACGTATACCGACAAAAACGGCACTGAGAGGCTCGTCACGGAGTTTTTAGTGAACAGGGTATACTTTACTGGTGAGAAGGCAAACAACGCAAATACGGGGCATTCTACGCCGTCTACGGCGGTTGTGGCAAGCACTCCTGCTCCTGCATCCGCAAATTCAAGCAATCCTGACTTCAATGCTCCCGAAGATGACTATCCGTTCTGATGGTGATAGGCTATGGACAGACTTAAAGGCGGTTATATACGCTTACACAGAAAAATACTCGGTTGGCGGTGGTATTCCGATGAGGTTACGTTTCGAGTATTTCTGCATCTGTTGCTCACAGCAAATTATAAGCCTCAGACGTGGAGAGATAAAACGATTGAGCAAGGACAAGTGATTACAAGTATCTCTCATTTGTGCCAAGATTTAGGCTACAGCCGAGATACAATCTACAAAGCACTAAAACGTCTTGAAGCATCAGGCGAAATACAACGCTCACCGAACGCTCGATATACGATTATCACTGTGATTAACTATGGTGACTACCAAGAAGACCGAACGCAAAACGAATGCTCACCGAACGCAGAACGAATGCAAGCCGAACGCAAACTGGACTCAATGGAAAAAAGTAAAAAAAGTAAAAAAATAAACACTACTACTACTACTACTACGAGCGGAGTCTGCGAGGAAAATCTTGTAAATCTGTACGGCAGAGAGCAAGTCGAGAGATACAAGAAAAGATTTATTGCTTGGAGCAAGAAGAACGGTGTCAGCAATATGGATTGTATCACTACCATAGGCGAGTGGATGATGAAAGACCGGGTAAAGAGAATCACAGAGGAAGAAAAGAATGCAGGATATGAAGACGATGACGGATGGAACAATACCGATGACTACAAGCGGTGGTTGTCAGAATAATCACGGAGTCATCTACACAAGCAAAGAAATACTTGAGCTTGGCATACCAAGCTCTGATCCGATACCTGAGCCTAAGACTTGCAAGTATTGCGGTAAAACGCTGTATCACGAATGCATAGTGCTTGCAGGCAAGGCACTGGTATGGAGATTGAACGAGCCACAGAGATGCGATTGTGAGCAAAGCAAAGCATTCTGGGTACGGTGGGAAAAGAAACAAGAAGAACAGAAAAAAGCGGAAGCCGAGCGGCAAGCACAGGAAGAACGCAAGCAGAAGATTGACAGCATACTTGGCAAAAGCGGAATCAGACAGCGGTTTTTATCGAGAACGTTTGACAGCTTCAAACTGACAAGCGAAAACGAGCAGGCTTATAACATCGCTGTTGAGTATGTACATAATTGGGATAAACACAAAGCAAACGGCGAAGGGCTTCTTTTCGAAGGCTCTTGCGGTACAGGCAAAACACATCTTGCTGTTGCAATATCACTTGCACTGATACAGCAAGGTGTCCCGGTTGTTTGCAAAACATCAATCGATATGCTGTCGGATATCAAGCAGTGCTATCAAAAAGACAGCACGGTAAGCGAAGAAGAAGTTGTCGGTGTGTACAAGACGGTTGACTTGCTAACGATTGATGACTTGGGCAAGGAACAGGCTACAGAGTGGTCGGTATCTGTGCTGTATAACATCATCAACGAGCGATACGAAGCGATGCTTCCGACAATAATCACAACAAATTACAAGACATCGGCTTTGATAGACAGACTCTCGGCAAAAGGTGACAAGGAAACAGCTTCGGCGATTGTCAGCAGATTTGTTGAGAGCAGCCACAGAGTGACGATGGCTTGGGAAGACTACAGGAGGAAACGATGAGAGAAAGATTATTTCATGGGATACGGAAAGATAACGGTAAGTGGGTTGAAGGTTGTTTACTTGGGGACGATGTAATTGTTCCAAAAGGTCAACCGTTTTGTATTTGCCATGACATTCTTGATTCCGCTCTTAAAGCATACGAAGTCATTCCTGAAACCGTAGGGCAACACATAGAGTTGCCTGACAAGAACGGCAAGAAGATTTTTGAGGGAGACATCGTTAAATGCACAGCCACTAACGTTGATTGTGCTTTTACGGCGGTTGTACTTTTCGGAAATCCAAATGGCGAATATAATTGGGGCTTCCAGTTGATGAGAATTAGTGGAGCGAACGCAAACACGGATATTCTGCTTTGGGTAGATATGGAGGAAACAGGTGCGTTTATTGAGGTCATCGGCAACATCTACGATAATCCCGAGTTGATAGGAGGCAAAACGAATGCCTGAATATTTTGAAAAAGAAATCCTCAAGACTTGGGTAAAAGAGTTTATCACAACAAATCCATTGCTTTTGAAGGCTCTGGATTACACGCCATCCGCAGATGTCGAGCCAGTAAGGCACGGACACTGGGAAGCGGATGTTTGCGGCAGAATGTCGATGGCAGGGAAATTTGAGAGCCTCATTTGCTACAAATGCTCGGCTTGCGGAACGTTTGTAGACCAAGAAACGAAATACTGTTGCAATTGCGGGGCAAAGATGGATGAGGAGAACAGCGAATGAGCGTATGCTACCAATGCCCGAACAGGCATCCGAAATGCCACAGCGAGTGCGAGAAGTACATAGCAGAGAATGCTCGGAATGCGATCATCCGAGAAAAACGGCACGAAATGAAACAGCTCGACAGCTACAAATATGAAACGAGCATAAGGCTCAAACAGAAAAGGAAGGTAAAAAATGATTAAGATCGAGGGCACAGAGATTTACGGCTTTGAAGCGGCAATCAGAGGAATGAGAAATCCGATGAACAGTTGGGACAGAAGCGATAGCGGTTGGTGCGAACAGCAGGAAATTTGCAAAGTGCCGATTGCAACGTGTCAGAAAATAGGCGGTTATTGCATCGGCGATAATGACTTAAAGCTGATGAAACAGCTTGCAAAGGCAGGACCCGTACACGCAAAGTACCGCAGAATGATAACGGTAACGTGTGATATAACCGCACCAATGTTTTGGTGGGCTGAGTACGATACCTACAAGGTCGGAACGGTCAGAAACTCTTGCAGTAAGATGCACAAGATACACAGCAAAGAGCTTTTAAACGAGGATTTTTCCTGCGAGGGATGCAAGGAGGTTGGATTTGGGGCAATGCTTTGCTTTGTCACAGTGCAGAACACTTGCAACACTCTGAGAGAAAAATACAACGAAACCAAAGATAAGAAATACTGGAGAGCGTTGATTGAGTTGTTGCCTGAAAGCTACAATCAGAGGGCAACGGTACAGCTTAACTACGAAGTGCTTGCAGGAATGTATTACTGGCGAAAAGATCACAAACTCGATGAATGGCACACGTTCTGCAAATGGGTAGAAAGTCTGCCGTACTCAGAGATAATCACAGGAGGAAACGAAAATGGAGAAAATTAATCATCCCGAACACTACAAAGGCAACAAGTACGAAGCGATAGATATCATCGATGACTATCAGCTTGGCTTTAATCTTGGCAATGCCGTCAAGTACATACTCCGAGCTGGCAAGAAAGGCGATACAGCCGAAGACTTGAAGAAGGCTAAGTGGTACATCGAACACGAGATATGCAAGCTGATGAACGAGAAGGAGCGGAAAAAGGAAAAAGAACAGGTAGACGAAGCAAACGTGTTTTTTGCGAAAATGTATGCAGCAAGCAAAGTACAGGAAAAAGAGGCTCGACCCAAGCGTTGTCCTGAGTGCAAACGGTATGGAACAAAGAATTGCAGGATGGCTTGTTGGGTGCAGCGAGGCACAGACATAAGCAATTATACTTGTGATGCGTGGGAGGCGAAAGAATGAAATCCCATATCGCAGGAAGCACAATGACAAGCAAAGCAAACGTACAGACGGCAATTGCACATAGCGAGATGCAACAAGTTGTCGCTGTGTACAGAATCTGCACGGCACTTGCTTTAAACAAGCTGTATGGCTTCGGAAACGAAAGGCTCAAGAAGTTTAACGAGGCTGTCGAAGAATCGCTTGTCGAGTTTGGCAGATACGCAGGCAGTACAGGCATAAGCAAGGCGAGAGGCTTTACAGACTTGGAAACAGGCGAAGAAATGCTGATGCAAGCAGTTAAAAGCAGGGGAATAGATATCGAGTATGCTCTCGGTATCAAGGCACTGGAGGTGTGATATGCGAAGCGTTGGCAAGCAAGGGTATCCAATGGAATGTCCGTTTTACAAGACGAGTGGAGAAAGCAGTGTTTACTGCAATGGGTTTGCCGTTGGAATAAACGTTAAATTTTATTTTGACGATAAAAAGGCATGTCGCAAGTGGGTAAAAAGCGTTTGCAGAAACCGGGAGCATTGTGGGTTCGGCAGTTGCCCATACTTCTTGCTTCTTGAAAAACTTTGTGATATCGGAAAATAACAGCCGTACTAAATCTCTCACTGTGTTATACTTAGGAAAAACACAGTGGGAGATTTTTATGGATATAACAGTGATAAATGCTGTGATATCGGGATGTTTTTCTCTTGCAGGAGCATTAATCGGCATACTTGCAAGTGCGAAACTGACTACATACCGCATAGAACAGCTTGAAAAAAAGGTCGATAAGCACAATCAGGTTATCGACCGGGTCTATAAACTGGAACAGCGAGGAGCTGTAATCGATGAGGAAATCAAGGTGGCAAATCACAGGATTGCTGATCTTGAGGAAAGGGAAGTAAAATGAAAGTATTTATTTCGCAGCCGATGAAAAACAAAACGCCCGAAGAAATCAAAGCAGTACGCTTGGCGGCTGAAATGATGATCAAGGCTATTTTCCCCAAAAAGAAGATAGAAATGATTGACTCTTACTTTGAAAAAAATGCGGATTCAGCATCGCCGCTTGCCAATCTTGGCAAGTCGCTTGAGCTTTTGGCAACGGCAGACATAGCAGTTTTTTGCTATGGATGGGAAGAAGCAAGAGGCTGTCGCATAGAGAGTGCCGCTTGCGTAGCATATGAAATCCCGTTTATCGAAGTGACAGAAGGTTATCAGTCAGCTCTTATCAAGGAGGAAAATTATGATTAACTGGAAAAGAAAACTTACAAGCAGAAAGCTGTGGCTTGCTGTCGCAGGCTTTGTTACTGGTCTGATCATCGCATTCGGCGGTGCGGAAGAAACTGCAAATACCGTGAGCGGATGCATTATGTCGGGAGCGGCGGTCATCGCCTATATCATCGGTGAAGGTCTTGCTGACAGCGGCAACGGAGGAAACAGCAATGGCTCTGAAAATTAAAGGCATAGATATCAGCAGAGCTCAGACGGATATAGACTTTGCCAAGATAAAAAAGGCAGGCGTTAAGTTTGTTATCCTCAGAGCAGGCATCGGCTCGGATGAGGATACATACTTTCGCAGATACCTTAAGCAGTGCGAAAAGTACAAGATACCTTACGGCTGTTACTGGTATGTAAAAGCTGTAAAGAATGCCGAATTTCGCAAGGAAGTTAAAGCCTGCATAAGAACGATGAAAGGTTTGAAGCCGTCATATCCTGTGTTCTTCGATATGGAGGAGCAGGCACAGATTGACAAGCTGACAAACAAAGAACGCACAGAGATGGCAAAATACTTTTGCCAGATGGTCGAGAAAGCAGGCTTGCCATCGGGTATATACGCAAATCCGTCTTGGCTTGAAACATACTACAACAAGTCTGAGCTTGTCGGCAAGTATGACATATGGCTTGCACACTGGACAGGATCGCCCGACTATCCAAGCAGATATGACTATGGACAGACAATGTGGCAGTGGGGTGTAACGAGCATAGACGGCAGAGATGTTGACGGCGATGTGTGTTTTATCAATTACCCGGCGAAAACGAGTTACTGGTACAAAACACACACCACAAGTGCAGGAAATACCCAGAAGCCCTCTCAGACAACGCAAGATGCCTCTAAAAACGATTTTGGCATCGAGGTAGGGAAATATGTCACAGTAAAGTCTAACGCCGTTTTTAAGGGCAATATAAAGCCTCTGAGCTTTGTGTACGAAACTGCGTTTAGAGTGCAGGATATGTCAAGCGATGGAATCTATGCTCTCATCGGTCTTGACGGAGAGCCGACAGGATGGATGGATAAGAAGTATCTGACGGTAGTATCGGACACAAAAAAAGTGCCGACCCCTATAGGCGGCGGGGAGGGCAAGGTAACGCCCGGGGGGGAAACCCAAACCGGAGGGGCACT